CAAAACTCCCGTCCCGAATATGTTCCCGACCCGGACGTTCCCGACCCGGACGTTCCCGACCCGGACGTTCCCGACCCGGACGTTCCCGACCCGGACGTTCCCGACCCGGACGTTCCTGAAAATCCGTCGCTGCCAGACCTAAACTCGGCTGACATCGAGAGATTTTATTTGTTAGGGCAAGCGGTAAAAATGGCAATACTCGCTATACAAAGGGAGGGTTCTTAATGAACTGGAAACAAGCCTTTACCTTCGGCCTCCTTGCTCCCGGTGTGTGGGAGGGGCAGGTGGCAGAGGAATGGGAGACGCTGTTTGAGGGGACGGTGGAGACGGAGCAAACAGAATCCAGCACGATGGTCAATGGTGTTTTCGTGCCGTATAACGGTGGCTGGTATTGGCTTGAAACGACAGCAGAAGCATTGTTGAATGCGGAAGATACGGTAAGGATTACCATTGACGGGTCGGTTGTGTGGGATGGCTCCATGACGCAAAGAGACGATGCGTCCTCGCTGAATCTGTACGCAGGAAATCAATGGCTTGCCGAGGTACAAGGGTACGAGGAGGTCGAAGATACTGGGGAAGATTTCCTGCTCAGACATTACGGCCCGATACTCCGTAAGTATTATACCAACATTGTCACCCGTGGCCCCGGCACCTACACAATTAAAATCGAAAAGAAGGTGAATTGATATGCTTAATCCGATTCAGATGGCGTTATGTAGTGGCTCCGCACCAACGCCAGGACTTACTTTTTTACAGGGCGACACGCTGATTGCAGGGCTCGGCAGTTACATGACATACAACGAATGTGCTTATGGTGGTGGTGTCGGCAGTCCTGGTTTGAAGGAAGTCGAGAAAATCAGGGAAAGAGTATATAAAACATCTAGCACCTCATACCTTGCTCCCGATTTTGACGCTATGTTTATCGTCTACATGGCGTCGCTCGGAGTGTGGGTGAACCAAAAGGCTACGACTTGCCTTCGTGGCAACGGTATTTTCTTGATCGGCACAACCTTTGCGCTTCCCTACAACGGTCAGACAATGGTTTTCTATCTCGAAATGCAGATTCCCGCCGAAGGCGAAATCACCGGGGAGAATGTCATGTTTTGCCTGAGTGTTGCGGGCGGCGGCGCGTGATTCCCGACACCCTTAACCTACACCGGAGGTAATGAATGAATGACGCTTTATCTGCTGAATCTGTCGGACCTTGCAACAACGCTTCTTGGCCTTTCGCTTGGTTTGGTGGAGCTTAACCCTATCATCAACACCCTGCTCCGCATCCACCCGGCCCTATTCGCACTGGTCAAGATCGTCCCGGCCTACTTTCTGTGTGTGCACATGGCGAGGAACGCAAGAAAGAGCAGGGTGGACAAGATTATCTATCTCGCCATCGTGGTTGTGTATGCGGCGACGGTGGCACAGAACATCGTGAAAACTTTTATTTTTGGAGGTGTTTAGTCATGGCAGAAGTATTCATCACGAAGGCCGAAGGCTTTGTCGGCAACGTGCCCGACACCCTTCGCCGAGCCCATCCTTTGGAGCTGTCCTGCCGTTCCGAAGCCATCGCTCCGGCCGGCTGTCCCATTATGTCCGCCTGCCTGATCGTGGACAAGATGAAGGCGGCAATCAGCGACGGCGAAAACAAGTGGTATATGCGCGACGACGGCGGCAACGTCAAGTTTGTGGAAGCTGGACAGGAATTTTCTGGACTGTTTTGAGAGGAGATGGAACCATGGATAACAACATGATTCTGAATATCAAAGTGGCAATCACCGGCGCACTGTCCGTTCTGACGGCCCTGTGGGGCTGGTTCGGCTGGCTTGTGGTGGCCTGGGTGAGCCTGATGCTGGCCGACTGGCTGGTGGGTTCTGCGGCCGCTGTGAAGGCCGGAAGATGGTCCAGCGCAAAGCTGCGCGAAGGTGCGTGGCACAAGGCAGGCATGGTCATTATCGTGTGCGTGGCACTGATGGCCGACTGGCTGATTGGCTCGCTGATCGGCCACCTGCCGGGCGTGGTTTTGCCCTTCACTTATACCGTTCTGTTTGGCCCCATGGTCATTGTTTGGTACATCATCGGTGAGCTTGGCAGCCTGGCGGAGCACGCCGTGAACATGGGCGCACCGGTGCCCGCGTGGCTCCCCCGCATCCTCGACATCAGCAAGGACGCAGTGGACGCGGCGGGCGACGCCATCGTGCACGAGCACCACGAAAAGGATGTGAACGAGAATGTTTAAGATCGCACTCGGCGCCGGCCACGGAGCCGGCACGGCAGGCAAACGCTGCCTCAAATCTCTCGATCCCAAGGAGACGAGAGAGTGGTTTTTGAACGACCGCGTGTGTGATTACGTGGAAAGTTTTCTGAAAGAATACGAGGGCTATTCCATCCTCCGTCTGGACGATTCCGACGACGGAAAAGAGGACGTGGCGCTGTCCAAGCGCACGGAGAAGGCCAACGACTGGCAGGCCGATTTTTACCTGTCCGTCCACCACAACGCAGGTGTCAACGGCGGCTCCGGCGGCGGTATCGTGGCTCTGACGCACCCCAAATCCAGCGCGGAATCCGTCGAGTGGCGGGACGCGCTGTACGACGCGCTGATCCGTTACACGGGGCTGAAAGGCAACCGTGCCAACCCCAAATCCACCTCTGATCTGTACGTCCTGCGCCGGACTCATATGCCCGCCGTGCTGCTGGAGCTGGGCTTTATGGACAGCTCTGCCGACGTGCCCATCATCCTGACGGATGAATACGCCAAGCAGTGCGCGAGGGCCATTGTGGATGTGCTGGTGCAGAGGGGCAAGCTCAAGCGCAGGCAGGAGGAAACCGGCGGCCTGTACAAGGTCCAGGTGGGTGCGTTCAGTAAGAAAGCCAACGCCGAGAACCTGCTGAAAGAGCTGAAGGCCAAGGGCTACAGCGGCTATATCGTGAAGGTCTGAGGAGGATACATATGGCTACCATCAACAAGGTCATTGAGTATGTGGACGGCGTGAAGCCTAACGCATACGACGAGGAAGCGAAGTTCCATTGGATGTGCGAGCTTGACGGTATGGTGGCCCGGCTGGTGATGCAGCTGCCCGAACCGCCCCGGTATGAGTTCCCCCGGGACCTGGACAGGCAGCTGCTGATCCCCGCCCCCTTTGAGGCGGCCTATGCCCAGTACATGGAGGCCATGATCGACTACCACAACCGGGAGTATCAGCACTACAACAACTCCATGCAGATGTTCAACGCTACCTTTACCGACTTTAAGAAGGCGTACATCCGGGACAACCGGCCCCGGAGCGCCGGAGACTTTACAGGCTTTTGAGGAGGGATCACAATGCCGGCAAAACTGCCCTATCTGTCCCAGGTGGCCTCTGCCGCCAGGAAATACATGGTTGCGTTCCGGGGGCTGAATCTGGGGGAGGGATACCAGGACGGCGATTTGCTGGACTGTGAGAATGTTTCCACCGAAAAATTCCCCTGCCTGACCCAGCGGGCGGCGCGGACCCTGGTGGAGCAGTACGAAAGCCCCACCACCCTGCACGCCAAGGAGGGCCTGCTGGTCATCGACGGCACCCGCGTCCTGTATGAGGGCAACGAGGTGGGCGAGGTGACCGAGGGCCGCAAGCAGACCGTGACCATCGGCAACTACATTGTCATTTTCCCGGACAAAGTCTATTACGACGTGGCCAATGGCACCTTCGCTTCCATGGAGGCGAGAGTGTCGGCCACAGGGCTGGTTTTCACCGACGGCACCATTACCACCGACGGGGAGGACTGGCCCTTCCGGGAGGGTGACGCGGTGGAAATCTCCGGGTGCGAGACGGCCCCGGAGAACAACAAGACCCCCATCATCCGGGGGGTGAACGGAAAGACCCTGACCTTTTACGCCAACACCCTGACGGCCTGTACGGAGGCGGGGGAGGTGACCATTACCCGGAAGGTGCCCGACCTGGACTTCATCTGTGAGTGCAACTATCGCCTTTGGGGCACGAAGGGGAACACCATCTATGGCAGCAAGTACGCAGACCCCCTGAATTTCAGCGTGTTTGACGGGCTGACCGGAGACAGCTATTACATCGACGTGGCAAGCGACGGCGAGTTCACCGCCTGCATCCCCTATTCCAGTCACATCTGCTTTTTCAAGGAAAACACCCTGCACAAGCTGTACGGCAGCAAGCCGAGCAACTTCCAGCTGGTGACCAGTCAGGTCTATGGCGTGCAGGCCGGCAGCGAGCGCAGTCTGCGCATCGTCAATGAACAGCTGCTGTATAAGGGCGTGAACGGCGTTTATGCCTACACCGGGGGCGTGCCCGAGCTGATCAGCGAGGCCTTTTCCACCAAGCGCTTCTCTGAGGCCGCGGCGGCCTGTGACGGGGAGCGCTATTACATCTCCATGCGGCACGGGGAGGAATGGGGCCTGTATGTGTATGACGTGCTGCGGGGCATCTGGCTCCGGGAGGACGACACCCACGCCGTGGACCTGGCCTTCCATGAGGGCAGGGTCTATATCCTGGACGGTGCCGGCGCTTTGTACCGGGTGGACCCGGAGGCCGACCGGGGGGATACCGGGTGGAGCGTTACCTTCTGCCCCTTCAACGAGACCATAAACGAGCGCAAGGGCTATTCCAAATTCCACCTGCGGGTGGACCTGTCCGCCGGGGCCTGGATCAGCGTGGAGATGAGGACCGACCAGGACCAGAAGTGGAACCGCATCTATGTGGGATTTAACGAGCGGGCCAAGACCATCAGCATTCCCATCATCCCCACCCGCTGTGACGCAGTGACCATCCGTGTGTCCGGCAGGGGGGCGTGTCTGCTGAAAACCTTTGTCCGGGAATTTACCACGGGGAGTGACGTGTAATGCCCATCTTTACGACCCAGCTTCGGCCCATTGACCCCGCCAGACCGGAAGAGGCCCTGAAGCACATGGCAAACCACATCCGATACATTCAGGAACAGCTGGAATACACCCTGATGAACCTGGACAGCGCCAACATTACCGAGATCGACACCGAGCAGACGGACATTTCCTCCGGCTCCGGCGGCGTAGATCTGACGGGCAATAAGATCTCACTGTCCGGCAGGAACGGGGAACAGTTCACGGCCGGAATGGAAGGGAGCAACTTTGTGTTCACCATCAAGGGAAAAGGCGGCGCGCAGGCCCTGTATCTGGCCAGCGACGGACAGCTGGTCATCACGAAAAACACCACCCTCTCCATTGACTGCGGAGAGTGGTAAAGCGAGGTTGAAACTATGGCAGTTACGATGAGCAAAAAGGACCAGGAAGCCCTGGCGGCGGCGGGCGCGGCGTGGAATACTGCCAAGGCCGCCGGCGACCAGGCCGCCATGGACAAGGCCCACGCCGACGCTGAGGCCATCCGGGCCAGGTATGGCTACTCCGGCGGCGCGGACGGAAGCCAGAATATCAAGCTGCCGGCCGCAGGCTCCGGCAACAGCCAGTATACCGGCGTGGGCAGGGGCAGCGAATACTACGCCGGGCAGACCATGAGCCAGTCGGACCAGGACCTGCTCAGTTCCTACGGCGAGAAGTGGAACGCCGCCACCGACCCGGCAGAGAAAGACTACTGGCACAGCCAGGCCGAGGCCCTGCGGGGCCAGTACGGTTATTCCGGGGGCACGGACGGCAGTGAGTTTGTCAAGCTGGCCGAGAGTCTTGGGATCAGCACCGGGGGCCGCCCGTCCTATAACGGTGGGTACGGCAGCCGCATTGACGCATTGCTGGACGAGATTTTGAACCGGGACGGCTTCCGCTATGATGCCGCAAAAGACCCCATGTTCCGGCAGTACCAGACCATGTATGGCCGGGAGGGCCAGCGGGCCGTGCAGGACACCCTTGCGGCGGCGGCCAGCGGCGCGGGAGGCATGAACAGCTATGCCATCACCGCCGCCCAGCAGGCGGGGGACTATTACAGCGCACAGCTGATGGACAAGTTCCCAGAGCTGTATCAGATGGCCTATGAGATGTATCTGAGCGACATTGACCAGCAGGTGCGGGATCTGGGCTTGCTGCAGGACATGGACAACAATCAGTATGACCGATACCGGGACACCATGGACGATTGGGAAAACGACCGCAACTTTGCCTATCAGCAGTTCCGGGACGACGTGGCCGATGAGCAGTGGCAGACCAGCTTCGACTATGGCGTGCAGCGCGACCAGATCGAGGACGCGAAGGACGCCCAGAAGCTGGCCGCAAGCGGCTCCGGCGGCGGCTCCGGAGGGTCCGGCGGCACGGGCAAGCCCACCCTGACGGCGGCCCAGACCCTGAGCGCGCTGGAAAACGGCGTGGTGAACGAGACCACCATGGCGGCCTATGAGTATTACTTCGGAGAGCCCTATGACGCAGGGGAGCCGGAATTCGAGACGATGGACGGCACACCAAGCTTCTCCTTTGACGAGGACGAGGGCATTTTCAGCTTCAATGGGAAGCAGTATGGAACCATTTCGGAGCTTCAGGACGCAATCAATAACACGCCCATGACCGATGACCAGCTGGACGCACTGATTCGCAAGATCAAGCTGCACGGCATCCCCGTGGGCGAAGGATAACGGAGGAAGCCAATGGAACTGAAACTGAACCGGAACAAGATCACCGGGAAAAACCGGACAAATACCGGGGCGGCGACGAAACGTAAGCTGCTCCTTGGAAAGCCCACCGCCGGTCAGGCGGTGGGTACTCCCGACGAGAACATCAACACCGTTTTACCCGAGAAGGAGACCACGGCCCCCCAGACCGAATCCCCTTCCTTTGCCAAACGTTTGGCAAATACCCTTTCCGGCGCGGGCAAGCAGTATGCGTCCAGTCTGGGCGGCGCTATGACCGGTCTGTTCTCCATGGGAGCGCACACCCGGGAAAAGGCCAACCGGCAGGAACAGGCCGAGATCGAACGCCGCCTGCAGCTGATGGCCGAGGGCTGGAAACAGCAGCTTGCCGCCGGCACGGTCACCGCAAGGGACAAGGCCGAGTATGAACAGGCCGTGAAGGCCCAGCAGGACAGACTGGCCGTGCTGAAAGAGGTCCAGAGGGCCAAGAGCGGCACTGTGAACGCCTCCCTGGGCGCCATGGAGGAACTGAATCTGTCGGCCCAGCATGACATTGACAGGGCCAAGGAAGGCCTGGGCGGGGTCGGCAAGTTTGTGGTGGATACCGGCGTAGCCGGGTCCCAGATGCTGATGGATGCGGCCCTGGGCGGCGGTTCTGCGCTGGCTCCCATGGCGGGGCGCGTGTTCGGCGGGGGCTATCAGGAGGCCACCCGGGACGGCGCGACCAACCAGCAGGCCCTTGTCTACGGTGCGGGAAGCGCCGCCGTCGCCGTTTTGACGGAGAGACTGGCCAGCGTGGCGGCGCCGTTCCGGAATATCCACGGTGCGGGTCTGTTGGATGATGCCATCATCAGAGCGACCGGAAAGTTGGGGGCCTCTGCCCCCGGCCGTCTGGCTTTGGCGGCCCTGTCCGAGGGCGGCGAGGAACTTCTAGAAGCCATCGTGCAGCCTGTGCTTCAGCGGGCCACCTATGACCCGGACGCACGGTTTGATGTGGGAGAAGCCCTGTACTCCGCCCTCATCGGTGCGGCACTGGGCGGCATCGGCGGCGGCGTGGCGCTGGTGGGGAGTGCGTTTGCACCAGAGTCGCCCCCTCAGTCGCCTGCGGCGACAGCTCCCCCCGAACGGGGGAGCCAGGTAGGGGCCGGCGTCCTCGACGGCCCGTCCCAGATGGGGGAGCCGAGTGGCGATCCCCTTTGGGAGTTGGCCCTGGAAATGAACCAGACTCCCCAGGAGCCGGCTTCTGAACAGGTTGGCGTGGATACCACCCAGGAGCAGAAAGCGGCACAGGAGCCGGAAATCGAGCCCCAGCAGGTGGAAACAGCACCCGCCGAACCGGAAGTGTCCGCGCAGGATACCCTTGCGGAGATGGCCCGGGAAATGTTCGGCGTGGAGGAGCAGACCCAGAGTGCCGAAAAGGCCCCTGAGAGCCCCGCGGAGAGTGTTTCGGAACCGGTGGAAAAGGACACCACCCAGACCGAAAACACGGCGCAGGCGCAGGAGAGTGAGCCCCAGGAGGCCAAGGACGAGCTTTCCGAACGCATGACCAAGGCAGCCTATGACGCAGGGCGCGCCGGCGTGGCCCGGGATGCCGTGGAGCTGGTCACCAGGGAGCAGGAGGAGGCCTATATGGCCGGGCGTGAGGAGCAGATCAGGAAAGGCGAAACCCCTGCGGCAACGCAGAGCGAGTACACCCCCGCCGCACAGGACCTGCACGACACCCTTTCCAAGCTGGACAGAGCCAAGGTCAACGGTCTGCGCTTTGCGGTGGAGAGGGATAAGAAGTCCGGCAAATTCTACGGCAACATCAGGCGACTTCCCGGCGCTGCCGTCGCCGGCGTGCCCATCGAAAACGCCCGGAGCACCCTGTACAGCAGCTATTCCAAGGGCTTTGCCACCCGGGAGGAGGCACTGGCCGACCTTGTGGCGGTGGCCCAGAATAACGGCCTGATCGCCGAAACTGCGGTTGAAAAAGTGAACACCACGGACTATACTGACAGCAAGGAAACGAGCGAAGGAGGCCTGACACATGGCAGAGAAGAAGCAGTATCCGACCCCGGATATGTTGAAAGCGCAGGAGGAACTGGCGAACATGACGCCGGAGGAACTGGAAGCCGAAGAGAAAGCTATGAGGGAAGAATTAAGGCGATATTACAGCAGAAGGCCCAGTCCGGAGTTTATGAGAAAGATCTTTCACAAAGAGTAATTGACCGGGAATCTGCGGATGCCTTTGAGGATCGTATCTTTACCTCCGGGATGGTCTATTATGAAACCGACGAGGGCGCTCTTGCGTATACTCTGGCCAAGCGAAAGAACGCCAATGCGGCCATTGCACAGGCACAGCTGAAAAGCTGGGGCATCGACGTGATCGTGTTTGAGGGAGAACTTCTGGCCAATCACGGCGGCAGAACCGAGCGAATGTCCGATGCGGTGTCCTTCACCTCGGAGGACAATCCGGTGGTGTTTATTTCCTCCCAGATCGACCTGGAAGGGCTTGAAGTGGCGTTCCACGAGGGATTCCACATCGCCAAGCGCACCCATCCTCCCCAAATCCGCGAGGAAATGATGGACATTCTCGCTCAGGCAATCAACGTTGACAGCCCGGCGTTTGAACGGTTTATCAATGGCATTGCGGATATGTACGCCGTAGACGAGGCCAGCGCCACGAAGGACAGCTTTGTGCGCGAGATCATCGAAGAATCCTATGCGTGGTACATCGGCCGGACACAGGCCGAGCACGGCGGATTCATGGTGAAGCTGATGCGGGCATTTTCCGATGTGGAGACAACGACCGAAAAGCTGGAGGCCGTATTCGACAAGATGAAAGAGAGTGCCAAAAGTGAGCAGTTACGACCCGAGGAAGGACATTCCAAAGAACGCGGCGTGGCGGTGCGCGAAGTGCAAGAAGCAAATCCCGTACACGCTGACCTGCCAGAAGCACAAAAACGGGATTCCGAAGGAGATCCTGTCCGGCAGGAAAATCTGCGAGGAACGGATTCCGAAAGAGTAACCCCCCAGCGTGCCATTGCGGAAGATGTTCTGAAATACATCCAGAAAGGCCAGGACTTCACCGCCGCCCGCCTGTTTGAAATCGCAGACAAGCACTTCGGCGGCACCATGGCCGAGGGCAAGTACACGGTCAAGGACGCCTATGACGCCATGGAACTGGCGGTCAACCTCCATCTGGTACAGGCGCCTTTCGTTCAGAAGGGCAACGGCAATCAGGCCAGCGCCCGGGTCACGCTCAAGCGGCTGGTGGAGCTTTTGAAGCACATTCCCACCCAGACCAAGCGTACAGCGGAGCAGGAGAGCTTTCAGCAGTTTTCCACACCGCCGAACATCGCCTATCTGGCGGCCTGGACGGCCAACGTGGACGCCTCTGATGTGGTTCTGGAGCCCTCTGCCGGCATCGGCGGTCTGGCTCTGTGGCCCAAGGCCTGGGGGGCGAAGGTGTACGGCAACGAGCTGTCCCAGCGCCGCCTGGCCTTTTTGAACGAGCTGGGACTGGACGGTACGTTCAACTTTAACGCCGAGCAGATCGACAACCTGCTGCCGGAGAGCATCAAGCCCAGCGTGGTCATTATGAACCCGCCTTTCTCCGCCACGGCGGGGAGAACGAGCAAAAATGACACCGCCAACGCCAAGCGGCACATCCAGCAGGCTTTGGACCGCCTGGAGCCTGGCGGCCGCCTCGTTGCCATTCTGGGCAACGGCATGGCCAACGACGCCCCCGCCTTTAAGGGCTGGTGGGATGAACTGCGCCGGGAGAACAGCATCCGGGCCAACATCCGCCTGGACGGCGAGAACTACCGCAAGTACGGCACCACCTTCGATGTGCAGATGGTGGTGATCGACAAGACCGGGGCCCAGACGGGGGAGACGGTAACTGGTACATTCAAGGATCTGGCACAGGTGCCGGGCCTGATGGAGGGAATCAGAAATGACAGAACGAGAAAAACGGGAACGCGAGGAGTTTTACCAGACAGTGATTCTGTCGCTGGACGAGATTCGGCACAGCAAAATGACTCTCAGCGAAACCGAGGCACTGAACGCGCTGCAGGAACTGCTTCCGATACGCGCGGACGCGGGAAGCAGAGTGGAAAAGCTGGTAAGAGGAATGCTTCTGAACGAGACGGACGAGCCGATGGACGAAGAGACGACGGATCGGATGTTCGTGGGGTACGTGGACGCAGCGGAGACCAGGAAGCTGTACGAAGCGGTGCAGAAGAATTGGGAAAAAGCGCTTCCGAACCTGGGATGGCATTGTCTGGACGCGCTGAGTCCGATCTGGACAGAAAATCTTCTGTTGTAACGGAGAATCCTGACAGCGTATACGCGACCTATACCCCCAAGAAGGTGCATATCAAAGGGGCCAAAAAGCACCCGGCAAGACTGGTTGAAAGTGCGGCCATGGCGGCGGTGGAGCCTCCGGACGTAACCTATACGCCGCATCTTCCTGCGAGAATCGCGCAGGAGGGTATTTTGTCGGATGCACAGCTTGAAAACGTTGTGTATGCCGGACAGGCGCACAGCCAGAAGCTGGCGGACGGCAGACGTAAAGGCTATTTCATCGGTGACGGTACCGGCGTAGGCAAGGGTAGACAGCTGGCCGGCATTATCATGGACAACTTCCAGCAGGGCCGCAAAAAGGCCGTGTGGATTTCTGCCAGTACCGAGCTGATCAATGACGCCAAACGTGACTGGAAAGACCTTGGCGGTCAGGCCGAGGATATTCTGGACATGAAGGGAAATAAGCTTATCAAGAACGGTATCCAGGCGGACAGCGGTATCCTGTTTGGTGCTTATTCCACTCTGGCCAATGCACAGAACAAGGAAAAGCGGTTCAAGATGCTGCGTGACTGGCTGGGCGAGGATTTCGACGGCGTGATTGCGCTGGACGAGGCCCACAAGATGGGCAACAGCGTGGCCGTGAAAAAGGCGCGCGGCAAGTCTAAGCCCTCACAGCAGGCATTGACCGGTATTGAGCTGCAGAAAGCCTTCCCCAACGCACGTATCGTTTACGCATCGGCTACCGGCGCGACCGACATCTCCCAGTATGGATATCTGGAACGGTTGGGTCTGTGGGGACCGGGGACGGCCTTCCATGACCTGAACGATTTTATTTCAAAAATCAGCAACGGCGGTCTGGCCGCCATGGAGCTGGTAGCCCGGGACATGAAGTCCATGGGCGTGTATATGGCCCGAAGCATCAGTTATGACGAAGTAAGCTATGATACGCTCCAGCACGAACTGAACCCCATGCAGACGGAGATCTACAATACCATGAGCCGGGCATGGCAGACAGTGTTCCAGAATATGCAGGAGGCATTGAAAGTCACAGGCGGCGATAAGAACGGAAAGGCCAGAGGTGCAGTAAACAGCAAGTTTTACGGCACTCAGCAGAGGTTCTATGACCAGATTATTACCTCCATGTCCATGCCTACCGTGATTGAGGACATTCGCAAGGAGCTGGCTAATGGGCGAAGCTGCGTGATTCAGCTGGTCAACACGAACGAAGCCCAGGCAACCCGAGCGATCTCCAAGTTGGAGGATGAAGGCCTGTCTCTGGATGACCTCGACCTTACGCCTTCTGAAATGCTGGCCGACATGGTCAGATCGGCGTATCCTGTGCAGGAGTATGAGGAATACACCGATGACAGGGGCAATATTCAGACCCGTCCCGTCGTGGATGGTGACGGAAACCCGGTGCTGAGTAAAAAGGCGATTCGGATGCGTGATGCACTGTTGGAGGACCTGAAGAACATGAAGGTACCCGATGGGCCGCTGGAAATGCTGATTGATGCCTTCGGCGTGGACAATGTGGCCGAGGTGACGGGTCGGAGCCAGCGTGTGGTGGAAAAGCCGGATGCCAACGGGCGCATGACCCGCACGGTTGAGCGGCGTAATTCCTCCACAGCCGGAACGGCCGACTCTAAGATGTTCCAGGACGGCAAAAAGCGTATCCTGGTATTTTCTCAGGCCGGCGGCACCGGGTTCAGCTATCACGCTGACCTGCGCGCCAAAAACCAGCAGCAGCGTGTCCACTACCTGCTTCAGGCAGGATGGAGCGCCAGTGACGCGGTACAGGGCTTTGGCCGTACCCACCGAAGCAACCAGAAAAGCGCCCCTATCGTTCGTCTGGTTACCACCAACGTCATGGGCCAGAAGCGCTTTACCTCCACCATTGCCCGCCGCCTTGACCAGCTGGGCGCCCTGACCAAGGGGCAGCGGCAGGCCGGCAGCGGTGTATTCAGTGAGAAGGACAATCTGGAAAATCCGATTGCTGCTGATGCACTGGCAACCTACTACAAGTCCGTTGACCGGGACGTGCTGCGCAAGCTGGGCCTTTATGACAAGCTCTTTGACGAGTTTGGGCGCATCAACGAAAGCGCGGAAGATCTCCGGAACGTATCCAAGTTCCTAAACCGCATCCTCTCGCTGGAAGTGGAGGAGCAGAACGAGGTGTTCCATGGCTTTTATGACACCTTTGACCGGATGATGGATATTGCCATTGCCAATGGCACGGTGGACATGGGCCTTGAAAACTACCGGGCGGACAAGATCAAGGTCAAGGACGAAAAGGTCATCCGCAAGGACAAATCCGGGGCGGACACCAAGTATGTTCAGATGCAGATCTATAACAAGCCGGAGCTGGTGAGCCTGGATAAGGCCATGACCCGGTTTCAGAACTTTCAGGGCCTTGTGCGCACAGAGGACGGCAGCGTAAGGGCTGTGTATGAGATTTCCAGCAAGACCAACCCGAAAACGGGTGAGATTCAGCGCAGATTCAAGCTGGAAAGCCCCGTGAAGGGCAAGACCAGCGTGTTTGTGGAAACTACCATGAAGGAGCAGACCAAAGCCATCGACGAGGACGATTGGGCCCAGGCATGGCAGGAAGAGACGGCCAAGGCTCCCGAGTACAACGAGAGCACCCTGCATCTTCTGACGGGCACGCTGCTTCCCATCTGGGACAGACTGCCAGCCAACAACACCCGCGTCATGCGTGTGCTGTCCAGCGACGGCAAGCAGTATCTTGGCCGAGTCATTCGGGCCGATGAGATCGACGGCGTGCTGAAAGGCCTGGGAGCCAACCGCACCATGCAGACCTTCACCCCGGCACAGGTTATCAATGGAGTGCTGGGGCAGGGCAGGGAAGTGGTATTCCGGGACAACAAGCTGCGCCTCATCCGCCGCCGGGTAAGCGGCGAGTGGCGTATGGAACTGACAGGACAGAATGTCTGGTACCTGGGCAGACAGTATCCCGGCCTGATTTCCGAGCGCATCAACTACGAGTACCGTTATTTCGTGCCGACAGGGGAGAGGGGAGAGACTATTCTTTCCGAGCTGATGAAGCTCAACCCCGTTGTAGATATCCGGGACAGCGCCCCCACCGGGGACGTGGACTATATGCTCAATGGTGCCGCGGCCGACCACAGCGATGAATGGACGGCCAAGCGTGTGGGCGACACGGACAAGACCCCGATGCGCCTGTCTGAGCTGCTGGAGAAGATCCGGCAGGACTTTGGACTGAACATCACCTATGGCCATATCCGGGGCGCGGGCATCCGAGGCCAGTATGACAGACACACCCAGGGCGTCAGATCGAAGATCGCCCAGGACCTGCCCACCGTTGCCCATGAGCTGGGACACCATCTGGACGCCTCCTACGGCCTTTCCAGAGGGCTTACCAAGGACATGAAACAGGAACTTCTGGATAATCTGGACACCCAGCTGGGCTCCTCCTACAGCAAAAAGGAACAGTTGGGCGAGGCAATCGCAGAGTACGTGCGCAAGTTCCTACAGAACCGGGAGACGGCCGCCATCGACTATCCTCTGTTCACCGACTATTTCCTTGGCATCTTCACGGGTAAAGACCTTGCCCTGATCGAGCAGCTGGCTGACGAAGTCAACGCCTACTACGCTTTGGACGCCGACACGGCCACCAGCTCTGTCCGGCTCCGGGAGGAAGGGGCGGCAGATGCCCGGACGGTAACGGAGAAACTGAGGGCCAAGGCCAGTGTACTGGCCCAGGCGTGGCTGGACAGCAACCAGGGTATCCGGGAGTTTGACCGGGCCACGGGGGCCAACACCTATAAGCTGGCTACCAACGCCGCCTACAGCGATGCCATGGCCGGCCAGATCATCGTGGGCGACCTGACGGACGCCAACGGAGCGTATGTGGGGCCAGGATTGAAAACCGCCCTGCAGGGGCTGAACCTGAACGACGAGAAGGAATACCGCCTGTTTGGTGAGTATCTGACGGTGAAGCATGGGCCGGAGCGCCTTGCCGAGGGTATGCGCATCTTTGCAGACGACCGGAAGAACTCCACCGCCTTTATGCAGCGCCGGGCCGCCGAATTGGAGGCCCAGTACCCGGAATTTGAGGAAATTGCCAAACGTTTGTATGTTTTCCAGCAGCAGTTCCTTCAGACCTGGGGTGTGGACACGGGGCTTGTCTCCTCCATCACCGCCCAGGAGTGGCATAAGCGCTGGAAATACTACGTACCCCTGAACCGCGCCGTCAGCCCGGACAAGCGGGGCATCGGAGCCAGAAGGGGCTTTGCCAACCAGGACAGCACCATCAAGCGTGCCCACGGCAGCGGACTTGATATTGTCCATCCCGTGGACAACATCGTGAATAATCTGGTGAAGATGGTGAACGCCGGCGTGAGAAACAACGTCATGCGCGCCATCACCGACCAGGCCGCCTCCATCGGAGACAACGCCATCTTCCTGGAGCAGGTGCCCGTCCCTCTGGTCAAGCGCAGCTTTGACATGACCGGGGTGAAAGAGGACCTGCACGAGCAGCTGATGCAAAGCGGAATGGACCCGGCCAGCATGAACACGGCGGACCAGATCGTGGCCAACCTGGACGATATTCTCGACCAGTACGGCCGGGGCAAGGCCCACGGCGATGTCATCACTGTCATGAAGGGCGGGGATCAGCAGTTCTGGAAGATCAACGATCCCCTGCTGCTGTCCTCCCTGACCCACATGAGCCAGAAGAACATGGAGGGCATTTTGGATGCCTACGCCGTGGTAAGCCGGTTTATGACCAGCAACATCACAGGCAACAACGTAGTTTGGTCCCTGTTCTCCAACTTCCCCCGGGATATGATGACCATGTTCACCTATTCCCGGAACAAGAACCCGGCGGATGTCTTTGCGGGGCTGGGAAGCGCCTATCTGAACAAGGCCAGGGGCGACAACGCCGATCCCCTGTACAAGGAGTTTCTTGCCATGGGCGGCGGCAAGACCAGCGCCTACACCGCCGACCGGGATCTTGCCAAGAAGGCCCGGAAGGCCCTGTCTGACAAGAAATTCAGCGCCAATCCCCTGGACTGGATCACCTTCGTCAGCGACACCGTGGAGCTGGGCCCCCGCTATGCGACCTATAAGCTGATGCGGCAGGCCGGGATGAAGCCC